CCCTGTAAAGGGTAGCATCAGGCAAATCATTAACAACAACAAGTTGACCAACATATACTTGTTTCATAGGAACTTCCTTTCATGTTTAAAGAACAGTGGTGTAGAACTATCTCTACATCTAATATTATACACATATAACCATCATAGTGTATAGGTGTTTACCCTAACTATATACTGTTCATTCATACAGTTTTAATAATAGTTAGTGCTTACTTACTTTTAATTTCCCGTAGTGATAAGGGCGAGCAGATAACCCGCAACAAAGCAGCCGAGGTACAGCACTACCCTGTCAGCTAATTGGGGCTTATCCTGCCACTCAGGTACAGAGGGGAATGCCTCCTGCAAGGTGCGGGGGTACATGCGTGTAGTGTCGTTATCGGGGCTTGGGGCTTTTATCATGGGGCTAATCCTTTATTTGTCACAGTAGCAACCAAAACCGTCAACTGCGGGACAGCAGGGGTCATGGGGCTTTTCATCGATAAATTGCATAAGGGCTTTTGCCTGTGGCAACCATCCATCTAGGGCGGGGTGTTGGAAAAATGTAACGGGGCAAAAATCTACCCCATCCATCTTGTCTTGTGAATCTTCTAATGCTCGCAGCACTCTATCTACGAGCACTACGGCTTGGGGCATCTTTTCAATCATGGGGCTATTTCCTGTTTAGGGGTTACATAGAAGACTCTTCTAGTCCAGTGGCTTTGATATACCTCGCCATCATGTTTACGGGCTGCATTCTCTGCCTGTGTGCGGTTTATATACGTGTACGGGTACAGGCTGCCATCTTTCAACGGACGGGCTAGCACGTGTACACCTGTGTTTAATTTGTAGGTATGCATGGGGCTATCTCCTTAAACAGTACAGCAGCCACAGCATGGGGCATCTATGCACAGTCCCTGTTTATTCCTGTAGTATTCACGCCCTCCCACGTTATAAACGTCCGATATGTATTTTTTAGGGGTGCGTGTACGGCTAGCCAGGTATGCACTGTCTACTTGACAATCTCCAAGTTCGACAAAGAAGGCTTTACGTGCCACTGTGTCATAAGTTATCTCATCCCCTACACGTATAGGTGCACCACTGACAGCACATGTGCCAGGGTATTTAGCTAACATTGTTTTTTGCATGATAGGAACATCCTTAAATTGATTTATTGAACATGGGGCTATGTAACCCCTATCCCTCGCAGAATAGGGGCTATATGGGGCTATTTAGCACCCCATAGCATAATCTTCTAATGAAGTGACAAGGCCGTCAAAGTCTTCGCTGCTACCTAACATGTCAGCCAGTGCAAAGACAATACTGGCATCCATGCCCATGTTGTCGGCTAAATCTAGCAAATACTCTTTGCGTGTCTGGAACCCGTTTTCCTGATAAATTGTCATAATTTTCTCACTGAGTTAAGTTAATAAATCGATACCCCTAACAGGTATCCCATAGCCCACAGAATAGGCTATAGGCTAGCTGCTATCTATCTCTAGCTAGCCATGCCTGTGCTGCCTGTTTAGATTCGAATCTACCCCCTATAGGGGTATGGTGTACACCACGTACTATGTACCATGCACCTAGTAGCCTGTTATATACAATTTTTACCATGATGTACCCTTTAATGAATTTTGTAACTTACGGGTTTTGTACCCCAGCATGCCCGACAATCTAAACACTTACCACCTTGTTTAGGTGAATTACATTCATGCCCTATGGGTGTAACTGTGTGCACATTACTGACAGTAACGTTAGCCTGGCCTTGTAGGCTTGCTGGTATGGTTACGGCCTTATCAACGTACATAGCAGACAATCTCACGATTAGATTCTTAGGTAATGCGCCATGTTTAGCTATGTATTGCTTAACCATAGAATACTCACGTGTCGGCAGCCAATGCATGCAATTAGGTGTTTCAATAGCCACCTGTGCTATTTTCTCTAAGTGCCATAAACCCTGTAAATCACCTGAATCATGCCACCTAAAATAACTGTCGTTACCTATATGCGCCACCATGGCAGAAACCCATAATTCATCATGTAATGAGTCTAAACGTGCATGCTGTGCTGGCTCAATATTGTTTGCATATTGCACATAATTACCCTTATTTGCATAGCATGTGCTACATATGCTGCCAGCTATTTTGCTCATTTTGTAGCCTGTAATGCATGCCACTGTAGGTAGACTGTAGCTATTGCATGGCATCTTAGATGTACTGGTAACGCTGCCAGCTACTAATTTAGCCTGTGCTTTATTCATAGAATGTATAGGTATAACTCTCATGGATACTATCCCCTGTGTGTGTTGCTATCTATGATTAGATAGTGATTAAATTATAAGGCTAGTTAAGCTATTGTCAATAGCTATTTTCTACATTTATTTCTATTGCAAAGCATGGACTGTTAGATTTTGTCTATGAGTAATAAAGTTAAGACAACAGTAGTTAGCCTAGGGTTAGTCTATAGTACAATCTAGATTAATAGATGTTATCTATGTGTGTTTATATAATAGATAGACTATATCAAAAAAAGGTAGTCGATAGGAAAGGGATGGGGGTTAGCACATCCCGCCCTCCCTTGCGCTAGTCTTTCCCTTCCCTCTCCCTAGTCATCACCTTTAAAGTTGGGTAAGGGGTTGCCAATGCTTTGCGTGTGCTTGTCGCATAGCTTTGGCGCTCGCATTTGGGTCTGGGGGTCTGAAAAGAGGTGCACCCCACTTCTCGCCCCCCATAGAAAAATTCTGTTTTTCCAAATTTACATTTTTGGTATAGTTGGTTTACTGGTGAGCAGTTGCCAGTGTTCCTGTAGGGTGTTTGGTTAGTCATAGGGTTACTCCTTGACTAACCTTTTTTTATGTGCCCTTCAATAGCTCGCCCCCTTTACAAGGTGGTCGTTTACCTATACTATGTGGTTATTGGTAGAGAGGTTAATATGATTACAGAGCTAGTGCTTGAGAGTGGTGTGAGTATGCCTAAACAGCGTACTGTTTACGCTTACCCGTATGAGGGTATGGAGGTAGGAGATAGTTTTGTTGTTCCTCTGTCTGCTAGGGCAAAGGTGTTGAATGCCAACTACAGGGCGGGTAAGAGGTTGGGTAGGTACTTTGCTGCTAGGACTGAGGGTGATACTGTCCGAGTTTGGAGAATGTCGTGAGTAAGGAGTATTGGTTGTGGCAAGCAGAGCAGACTTACCACTGGGCTGTGATGCAACCTAAGAAGAGGTGGGAGATGTTTATGTACCTTTACTTGTTTAAATGGGCGGGATACGAAGAATGAGTGAACTGTTGTGGATGGATGAGGATGAGTTGCGGGAGGCTTGTCGCCTCTTGGTTAACCGTCTTTATCAATCAGAGCATAGGATGGTGATGATGGCTATGGGTATACAGGAAGCTGTGGAGTATGGATACAAGGTTGGCTACGAGGATGGCATTACGGGACAGTCGTATTCGGTTTCAGCAAGAGATGAGGCGAGCCTTGTCTTGCATTAAGAAGATGGACAAGATTAGGCTGGCAAAGGAGTGGGAGGAGAAGTACAACCCCACCCACTACCGAGAGTTAATAGCATGTGCCAAGAACAAGGAAGTAGCAATAGCTATTGCCAACTGGAAAACAGAGGAGTTATAAATGGAAGAGATTGACAAAGATATTATGGGTCAGATGTTGTTTGAAAAGGCAAAGACAGATTACCCTTACTTATCCGACAAAGACATTTCTTTCAAGTACTCGCCTAATCAGGGTCGTGGGTATTTGGAGTTTTATCCCCCAGACGAGCCTGGCTCCCCTGAGTACCCACGCCCTAAAGAACTGCCAATGGGTAAGGTTGGTATAGAGGTGTTTGACCCATCTACCAAACCTTTGGACATTCTTGCTGACTATGTGAGTCATTATGGTGTTGAGTCTGACCCATACCTGTCTGAGCGTTATCAGAACTTTGTAAAGTCTATGACACCAGACCAAAACAAGCGGCTACAAGAACAATATAAATACTACCAAGAGCATCCAGAATATAAAGAACAACGTGCTTTTGAAGATTGGGCAAAGGCAAGTGGGTTGCCTGGTTATTTTCGTGGATACACATTTAACCAGTGGCCTGACTCCACACAGATGTACACCCCTGAACAACTGAATGTCCTTAACCAAGTCCGTAGCTACTTGGGAATTAAATGAACTTTGACCTGAAGAAGTTTTACAAGTTCTGTTCCGAACTCAAGATTGAGACAAAGGAAGAGGGCTTGAAAAAGATGGGTAACCTGTTAGGTACTCAGACATATGTGATGGACGAGATACAGAAAGGCTTAGATGAAGACATCCACTTCTTTGTCATCCTCAAAGGTCGGCAGCTTGGTATCACAACTATTTCCTTGGCACTTGACCTTTACTGGCAGTTCACCCATCCTGGATGGCAAGGTACATTGGTTGCGGATACGGAAGAGAACAGGGACATGTTCCGTTCAACACTGGCTATGTATATCGAAGGATTACCAAAAGAGTACAAGATACCCTTGGTTGCCCATAACCGCAACCAGATGGTTCTCAAGAACAGGTCAAGACTCTTTTACCAAATCGCTGGTAACAAATCTAGACTGGGGCAAGGTAAAGCTATCACTTACCTACACGGGACAGAGACTGCCTCTTGGGGAAACGAAGAAGGTCTAGCCTCGCTGATAGCTTCTCTTGCTGAGAAAAACCCTGAAAGGCTGTACATGTTTGAGAGTACGGCTCAAGGCTTCAACATGTTCCACGACATGTACAAGACTGCCAAGCGAGCTAAGACTCAACGTGCAATCTTCTGCGGCTGGTGGAGGAATGAGTATTACACCGTCCCTGCTGACTCCAACATCTACAAGGTCTATTGGGATGGCAAGCTGACAGGGGAAGAGAAAGAGTGGCACAAAGATATTAAGAAGCTCTACGGCTTTGAGATTAACTCTCGCCAGATGGCTTGGTGGCGTTGGAAGATGTACGAAGGTATCAAAGACGATGCCCTGATGTACCAAGAGTTTCCACCCACTGAAGACTATGCCTTTGTGATGACAGGAACTTCCTTCTTCTCACATACCCGCTGTACGGAAGCTGCCAAGCTGAGTAAGAAGACAGAGTGTGATTACTACAGGTATTCTTTTGGTCAACTGTTCCAAGACACAGAAGTCCTTAAGTCCACTGAAAGACTGGGTTCTCTCAAAGTATGGGAAGAGCCTATAGACAGTGCCTACTACGTTATTGGTGCTGACCCTGCCTACGGCAGCTCTGACTGGGCAGACAGATTCTGTATTCAGGTCTACCGCTGTTATGCAGATGGTTTAGACCAAGTAGCAGAGTTTGCAACCTCTGAACTCAACACCTATCAGTTTGCGTGGGTGATAGCTCACTTAGCAGGAGCCTACAAGAACTCTACCCTTAACTTGGAAGTTAACGGACCAGGGCAAGCTGTGATTAACGAGTTGAGGAACTTGAAACGCTTGGCAACCTCTATGGGCGGGGCTACAGGGCGGGACTTGATGGATGTATTGGGTAGCATGACAAACTACATTTGGCGCAGGAATGACACGCTAGGGGGCTTGTCAAACAGCATTGGATACCTAACTACAAGCAACAGCAAGGAACGTATGTTGCAGTACATGAAAGACTATTTTGAGCGGGGCATGATGGGCATCTTCAGCATGGATACCCTAGAAGAAATGAAAGGTATCGTGAGAGAAGGTGGCTTTTTGGGTGCACCTGGTCGGGGTAAAGATGACCGTGTGATTGCCTCTGCCCTCGCCGCTGTTGCTTACGCAGAGCAGATTCAACCTAGATTGATAGCTCACAAGCTCTCTCGCAATGTGAGTGCAGCACAAGAGTCTTTCTCCCCTGAACAAATTGCTGTTGGTAGAAACGTAAGTGATTACTTAAAGAGGATTGGAATGTATGGTTCATGACCAACTTACCATCGTGTCTGTGTATGGGCACAACAACGGGGCTTCTGCCATACCTTCCATAGTGAAGTCTATGCAAGAGTTGCCAGGCTCACAGGGCTTGCTCATCTCCATAGAAGAACCACCCAACTTGCCAAGCAATGTAGTCTGGAAGCGTTGCCACAACATAGACTACCTTGGGTATTCCCTCTTCATGATGCACGGCTTGTACGCCTACATAGAGACTGACTACTGCCTTATCGTCCAAGACGATGGGTGGGTGCTTAATGGTAAGAACTTCAAGCCTGAATACTATGACTACGATTACATAGGTGCACCCTCACACTGCGCCTTTGGTGACGGTAACTTGTATCTACACTTCTCTTGGACTCAAGCTACAGAGCCAGTTAAGGTAGTGCAGAACGGTGGATTCTCTTTGCGAAGCAAGCGATTCTTAGAAGCCTGTAACAAGCACGGCATCATGCACTTGAACAGCAATGAGATACACGGCTGGAATGAGGATGCCCAACTTTCAGCTATATTGAAACCACTTCTTAAATCTTATGGTTATAAGTATTGTCCTGATGAGATAGCCAAATACTTCAGCATAGAGTATGTAGGGCTTGGTTTTCATGAGGAAGATTTTGATTACACCAAATTGGTGGGGCATCATGCCCAGACAAGGAAGTTAGTAAGCACTAATCACATAGTTGTCCCTGCTGACCCTACCGCAAGTTATGGAGAAATAGGCTTTTTAGACTTCTTGCAAGGCCAAGGATACACATTGGAGTACAGATATGCACCCGTTAAGCAAGCGTGACCTGACAAAACATATGCAAAGGTTCAATGCCGACAAGGATAGAGGCATCTCTATAGCCCTGTTTGCTGAACTTGCAGGTATAAGTCATGGGCATTTCTATGATGTTTTCATCTATAACACCGAACCACTGACCGAAACGGTGCAGCGTAGGGTCAGTAAAGCCTACCAACAGTGGAAAGCAGGCAATGTAAAGGTTATGAAACGCATAGATAACACCCGATATGTGGACTACAGGAAGGAATCTCAGCCCGTATTTATGCCAAAAATGGGGTTGCAAGTAACCTCGCAAGGCATAAAAGTGAAGGTTGGGATGGTAAACAGGCACGATTACAGCGAAATTTCACTTGACGAAGCACTAAGGGGGTAACTATGGCAATTCTGAGAGACTATTACTGCACAAACCATGGTATTTTTGAGGCATGGGAGCCTGACTGTCCCATGAAACTGTGTAAAGGGGAAATATCTGTTGTGCACTTGAAGCCTGTAGGCACAAGGTCACCAAAAACATCCGCAACCGACAATAACTTGAAGCAACTTGCTATTGAGTACGATATGACGGACATCAAGTCCACCAAAGCAGGTGAACACCAGACTGGCTACATGAAACGCAAGAATAAGCTCACAGACAAGCAGTTTGCCGAGGCTACAGACGCTATGCAAGCCCAAAACCAACAACAACAGAAACAATCTCGCCCTGGCGACTCTGTAATCTGGGGCGGTGGAGGTAACATCAGCATGAAATCTGTGATGGGTGGACAATTTAAGTCTGTTAACGGAGAATCCGTAGGCATCAATCCCAAAGCAGCGGGTGACCTGCAAGGGCCGAGAACTGCCAGTTATATGGCAGACCCAGATAACTTACAGGTGAAGCAATGAGAATTCCCAAAGAACCAGTAGCCAGAGAACAGTTCTATCTTGAGTTGATAGAGAAGTGTCTTGTCAGTCGTGAACAACGCAAAGTAGATTATTCATCTCTGCGAAGTTATTATTTGTTTGGTAACGCACCTGATGATGTACCCGCTATCTACAACAAGATTTACCCGCACATAGACCAACTTACCTCGTTCCTGTATTCAGCAGAAACCACCAAGTTCTCTATCCACACGGGTGCGGCTGTATCTGTAGATGAACAGGTCAAAGTACCAACACTTTCCAAAGCTCTGAATGATGAATGGCTTAACAGCAATGCTGACCAAGTTTTCTCAACAGCAGTTACGTGGTCACTTTGCTACAACTCAACCTTTGTCAAACTTGTGATTAACAACGGTATCCACCCCTACATGGTAGAACCCGCCTGTATTGGCGTACTACGTGAAGACAGTGCATATACAGACAGACAAGAAGCTCTAGTCCACTCCTACTACATCACCAAGTCCGAATTGTTCGACAGACTTTACAGTCATCCCGACAGAGATGCTATCGTCAAGCGAGTCATGTCTACACAGCATGAGCGTACTGAGATTGCAAGCGGCTTACAACGCATCATCATGTCTCAGACAAACCCTTCTATGTACGGTAACGTCAACTTAGACCTGTCTGGTAACCCTACTTACAAAGCCCAAGTCTCAGAAGATACGATTGAGATGATTGAACTTTGGGTGTGGAATGACGAGACAAAAGATTACCAAGTTGTAACCAAAGCAGACCCCAACGTCATTATTTATGACCGCTCTGGCGAAAGCATGTTCCTCAAAGGTGAACTGCCTTTCGTCCAAATCTGTCCTAATCCCTTGTACGACTACTACTGGGGTGCGTCCGAAGTCCAACGCTTGATTTACCTTCAGCAATTACGCAACAAGCGCATGACGGAAATCTTAGACTTGCTCTCCAAACAAGTCAGCCCACCTACCGCCCTGATTGGCTTTACAGGTATTTTGGACGAGAAGAACTTTGCGCTCAACCGTGCTGGTGGCTTGCTTGCAACCGATATGCCTAATGCAAAAGTAGAGAAGTTAGCACCTACTATCCCGCCTGATTTGTTCCGTGAGATTGGTGAGGTTGACCTGATGTTTGAAGAAGCATCTGGCATTGTTTCTGTTTTGCAAGGTAGAGGTGAAGCAGGTGTTCGCTCTTCTGGTCACGCATCCACACTTGCACGACTAGGTTCAAGTCGAGCCAAGAAACGGGCACTCGTTATTGAGGACAGCCTAGAAAAGATGGCTACCCTGTACCTTAAATGTATGCAGGTCTATGACAGCACCCATTACACAGACGGGCGTGGCTTAAAATTTATTGCAGACCAGTTCACCCGTGATTTTGTGGTGAAAGTGGATGCTCACTCAAATTCACCTATCTTTATGGAAGACAGCCGTAAGATGGCGTTTGAGTTGTTCCAGGCTGGTGTAATTGACAAAGAATCTTTGCTTGACATGATTGAACCTCCAATGAAACAATTATTGCTAGAACGCTTGAAAAAGGCAGAGGAAAAGCAACAAGCTCAACCTCCAACGGCAGAAGGTAAACCAAACTTACAAAAGGTGGCATGATGGTTTCAAACAACGCTGGAATGACACAGCCTACGGCTGACCAACCACGGGTGGATACCGCTTCTCTCAAAAGAAATGAAGCCGCACCTAACTTGACAATGCGTCAAACAGGGTATAAAACCTCATACGGGAGGAGTCAACGTGACTCTAACCGCAAACAATATGGGAGTACAAGATGAACATGAAGTCAAAAAGTGGACGTAAGTGCCGCCGTTAATCCAAGATTCCGCAAGGAAGGGTGTGGCTGCCTCCCCTTTGAGGTGGCCTTGTAAAAGGAAATTATCATGATGTACGGAAAAGCAAAAATGGCTCCTAAAATGGCTCGTATGGGACGCAAAGCCCGTAAAGGTCGTAAGTAATGTCTACAGAGGGCTGACAAAAAATGCCCTCTACCTATTGACAAAATGTTTGTAAGTGGTTACAAACACGGCAAGGAGTGATTATGAGTGTTCCACCAGATAAGTTGATGGAGTTAATGAAAGGTAGCCAAGCGGCTGCGGGTGCACCCACCCCTAACGAAATGCCAGAAGAAATGGATACGGAACTTCCTGAAGCTCCTCCAATGGCTTCTCCCATGTCCACTCCAGAACCCAAGATGGGAAATAAGGAAGCTGCACTTATTAACATAAGTATGGCTATTGACTTGCTTGAACAATCCCTTCCTGCTCTTGGCTCTGTTTCAGAAGAGGGCAAAAAAGCCCTCAACGCTATTCGGATGCTTTCAGGTCTGATTGGTCAGAAAAAAGGCAAGACTGACGAATTACAGCAATCTGAAATTCTTCAGTTACTGCAAACCTTGCCACAGGCGGGTGGTGCTACCCCTGAAGGCAGAGCAATGGCTCAAGCACCTATCCCTGGTATGCCGCCACAAGGCAGTATGCCTCCTCCCCCCCCAATGTAAGGAATCAAAATGGAACTCTTTAAGCC